TCAAAGGCTATTTAGTTTATCAATTACTTGTTGTTTGGCTCTTTTTGTTACATGGTTATAAATAGACAGAGTTGTGTTTGCATCAGAATGCCCTACACGCTCCATAATGGCTTTAAGAGGTACGCCTAATTCAGATAATAGTGAAACGTGGCTATGTCTGAATATATGTGAGGATAGACTTTTTTCTAATTCCAACTCTTCCTCTACTTTATGGAGTATAGCGTTAAATGAGTGCAGCGCAAGCGGAGTGCCACTTGTAGATATAAATATATATTGATCGGGATCTGTGGGTCTACCTGCAAGAATATTGTCAGCTATCACACTTTCAATCAATTCTTTTGCACGATTGGGTAATTGCACTTCACGTTGCGAATAAGTATTTTTTGGAGTTGTTTTTATAGCATTATCCATTTTCACAGATGTGTAATCTAAGGTCCCATTAATGGAAATTTTCCCATCCTCATAGTCCTTCATTTGCAAAGCTAGCAATTCCCCATATCTCAAACCAGTTAAATATAGAAACTCAGCTATTATGCCGTGTAGTTTTCTGCGAGGATTGGAGTATAGCTGTTTCAGTATTTGATCAATTTCTTCTTTCTCCAGATATTTTTTATTCATAGAAAGCCTTCTTTTTTCTTCTTCCACTTTTTTAGGATGGATTTTAACTGCTAGCGCAGGGTTTCTTTGAATGTATTTTCTATCGATTGCATAGTTTAGCATAACAGATAGAGTTGTTTTTGTTTGTTTTGTGTAGTTCAGTGAGAGGTCACCAAACGTATACATATCTTCAATTATCTTATTAATGAGTGTCTCATCAATGTTTCTAACGATCGTATCATCGCTTATGTGCTTAGAAACATGTTTCATCATCATTGGAACCTTCAAATAGCTAGTACGTTTAACATGCTGCTTATAATATTCATACCATTCTTTATACAGCTCACCAAAAGTGATATCTGATTTATTGTAATCTTCGAGTGCTTCTTTAATTTTTTTATCTAGAATTTTCTGAGCTTTTTTCCACGCTTGTGGTGAATTACTTGTAAGTGTTGTAGATTTTTTTCGTGTTTTTTCTGTATAAGGATCTACATATCTTTCAATAAACTTGAATTGGCCATCTTTGGTCTGTTCAACCCACACTTTTAACATCTCCTATCATTTGCTATAATAGGCATAACAAATAGACCTATATAGGTTTGTTTTCTAAAAGCACGCTCTTACTCTGGACGGTGGGGCGTGTTTTTTATTTATTATACAGTTGCTTTAAAAATAGCTGCTTTTTCAAATGATACTAAAGGAGAGAAGTGGATTTCTATTTCTCCCTTTTGGTTTAACGTGAAATGAGCAGTTACATCCATTTGTTTTCCTGGAGCAACAGATCCCATTGTATTTTCGTTGGCATATGTCTCTGATTTTTTGTCATCTGGTCCATATACTTCCACATCTGTACCTACAGGGATATCTGAATCGCCATCATTTTTTACGGTATAAGTAATTTTTACTACTTGTGCAGGTTGGTTTTCTTCAAATTGATTTCTTTCATCAGTTAGTTCTACACTATTTAGTGTATATTCAGCATCACCAACTTTTACAGTGTCACCAATCTTATAGAAGGTATCGCTTTTTTCTTCTTTAGAAGATGAAGCAGAGGTTGAAGATTTAGTTACTTTTTCGCCACCATTATCACTTGCTTTATTACTATCTGATCCACCATTTAAAGCAGAACCAATAATTATAATTAAAATTACTGCTAATACCCAAAACCATACTTTTTTGTAAAAAGGTTTACTAACTTTATACATTTTTCCGTCTTGACCCATAACTTTTTTTGCCATTTAAATATTCCTCACTTCTTGTTATAATATATTTGCGATCTCAGAAATGAGGTATGAGTCCGTGTGCCAGCACGGGCTTTTTTAATGTTTTGCTGAAATCGGTTTTTTTAATAATTCTTGATGTATTCATACATATTGCCTTGCGTAAGAATATTTTTTCTTAAAATAGCATTGGCAGACAGCATAACAAGTGTATCTGAGCTTATTCTGAATAGAATAATACTCCATAAATTTTTCGAGATTAAACTGAGATTCATCAGTCAGTTCGTTCTCAATATAGATATTTAATAAAATTAGAATAGCTATTTTATCTGCTTCTGTTTCAAATTTTGAGTGAAAAGTTGTAGAAGTATCGTACAAAACTGAATATTCAAAATGAGAAGCGGTGAAATGCGCAAGTTCATGAGATAAATGAAAGGCTTCTGCAGTTTCGCCATATAGATTTTCATTCAAAAAAATGATTCTAGGCTTCGGATAATAGAAGCCAGGCTCTTTCATTTCCATGTAAACTACTTTCAAATTGTATTCGCTCAACATTTCTTTCAATTTCAAATACATACAACCCATCACTCCAACTATTCATTTTCCTCTAAAGCTTTAGCAATTGCAATCGCTTTACGCATTGTCTCCTTAGATATTTCTTTTCCATCAAAAGAAAAAACAGTATCGTTTTCTGATAAATCCACATGTTTAGGGGTTTCTCTTTCTTCTCTACCTAGAAGGTAGTCTACAGAGACTCCAAAGTAATCAGCTAACCGAGCTAACTCAATAGAATTAGGAGTTTGTCTTTTCCAACTTCCTAAATATCCATTCGAATACCCGAAATTCATTTCGAGCTGTCTAATGGATAATCCTTTTTCTTTTGCTAACTCCTTTATTATTTCGTAAGTATTCATTGATAAATCAACCTTTCTGAATGCTTACAAAAAAAGTTTAGATAAATAATGTAAAAATAGTTGACTTATATACATTATTAATCTATACTATGTTTTGTAAACAAGTTTAACAACTAAAAAGACAACAAAAAATACTATTGATTAATAAATGCCAACCGCCAAGAAAGCTTTTTAAATCAAAGTTTATATGTCTTATTTAACTATGCATTTAGTATAGATTATTAATCTAATAAAGTCAACGCAGTTTTTTAAAAAGTTGTTAAATTTGTTTACGAATATAAAAGAAAGGAGAGAAGAATATGGAAAAAACAGTCTCGGCAAAAATCGAAGATTTGAAATTAGACATACTGAAACAAGCAAAAGTGGCGATGGAACACGCGGTAGATAAAGAAGACTCTGCCATGGTTGCAGCCATAGCAGAGATTTTAGCTCACGTTTAGTCATCGTTTTTACGGTCTTCTGGAAGCTGACCATAGATAACAGCATAATGAATATCTAAATAAGCTTGAACAATTTCTTTTGGCGAAATTGATTCGCCTTTAGTAGATACTTGTGATTCGTGATTTAGCCATGCAACAACTAAATCCGCAGCGATTTCAAACGGCGTTACACTTTGTGTCAGTTGCCATAAAGAATTTCACAATATGTATGGTCGTGGTAATAATACCAAAGAGCAATTTGAGGAATTTATGGAAATTAAAAAATACAAAAAATCATTTATTAAAGGAGGCTAAACAATGAACAAGGAAATGAGCCAAACAATCAAGGTACAAAAAATGATAGATGATCTAACACATGGAATTGATAGCCAAGCCGATAAAATCATCAAGGAATTGCAAGGACAAAAAGTTAAGGATGCAAAAATGCTTCTCAAGACTATCAACTTTGAAATGAATCCAACAAAAAGAAAGCTCGCCGATGTGTTGGAAGAAAAGTTGGCTTCCGCTATCAACGAGCAAGAATTACTATTTGAAACCGATACTTTTAACAGCTGATGTTTTATAGATGACAGTTTCATCCGAATCTATATCATCGCCGAGAGAAAAGAATGTTGCTTTTGACAAAAAGCCGATAAGACCTACAAGCGGTCTTGATGTTGCAAGAGTAGATACCCCAATATCACCTTGCAAGGTATTCACGTAAATTTGAGAAGAATAGAACATTCCATCTTTTTCTTCGATATTTGACGCATCATCGTATCCAACGACCAAAGTATCGGCAAATATTTTGATTTTTTCTCCATCAAGCATAGTAATTACAAATTCTGGTTTCATAAATTTTCACCTCCTTAACAATTATTTCAGCCTGTCACACTGATAAGGAAATTATACCAAAGAAAGGAATGAGAAATATGAATACACCACAAATTTTTAATTTCGAGCAAAACGAAGTTCGAACTATTTTAGTAAATGATGAACCATATTTTGTAGGAAAAGATGTAGCAGACGTTCTAGGATATTCGAATCCGCAAAAAGCTATTCGAGATCATGTGGACTTGGAGGATAAGACGCAGAACGATTCGTTCACCGTCAATGGAACAGCAGTTGTTTTGATTAACGAGTCAGGCCTTTACAGTTTAATCTTAAAATCAAAACTTCCCTCTGCCAAAAAATTTAAACGTTGGGTAACGAGTGAAGTCCTTCCAACAATTAGAAAAACAGGTAGCTATTCAAACGTACCTCAAAGTTTTGCACAAGCATTGCGTTTAGCAGCGGATTTAGAAGAAAAGAACCAATTACTCGAACAACAAATTGCCGAGTACGAACCAAAGATTAGCTACTTAGATACGATTCTTTCATCGACAGATACGGTAGCTACTTCTCAAATTGCAGCTGATTACGGAATGTCGGCAATTGCTCTAAACAAATTGCTAAACGAGTTAGGTGTTCAGCATAAAGTTAGCGGACAATGGATACTTTACCGAAAACATATGAACCAAGGATACACAAAATCGCACACAAGTGAGATACCGAAAGCCGATGGCGGCACTAAAGTTGTAATGAATACCAAATGGACACAGAAAGGGCGAGTGTTTATTTACAACTTATTAATCGCAGAGGGCTATTACCCTCAAATGGATTTAGAGGAAATTGGTTAGAAAGGAGTTTTAGTATGACTGACATTGCAGAAATCACTCAACGAGATAGAGAAAAAATCAAAGAATATGTCGAAAGTTCAAAGTTCTTAACTTACACCATGCTTGCTGAAAGATTTGGAATTAGCAAAAGCTACTTATCTTTAATTTTAAACGGTAAAAAGACTTCTGCAGAAGCAAACAGAATTATAGATTCGATTATCACTATGTACGAATTGTAGAGGGAGGTAAAGTCGTTGGAAGATAAAATCATTCTTACAAAATCAGAGCTTCAAGAAATGTTAAACATCGAGTATGGAACGATAATTTTTAGGAGGGATAATAAGTGAAAAAACCAACACTTTCAGAGCTGATAGAAGCTGCTGAGAAGGCAGTAAAACCAGACGACTGGTACCGACAAAGTTTAATCTTGGAGAAGTTCCACGGCATGTCAAAAACTACTTTAGTTGAATACTGCAAGGAAATGGAAACAATTCCTGAATTTGCAGAAGGAATACTTCGTCCAGGTCACTCAACCACATTTATTCATTACCATACTTTTATTTGGTTTTTAAAGTGGAAAGACGCAAACAAATATCGTGTAAAAAGTTTATCGCCTTCAGATGTTTTGAAGGAGGCAAGTTAATGGGCAAATTCAACAGAGCACTAGTATTCAGCGCACCGCTAATCATCTACGCTTTAGGCCTCTGGGGAAGCAGACAAGCGTTGATAGGGACAATCGTTTACATGGTTTGGATTTTTATGGGGCTTGATGAAGCTGAGCACAGAGCGAAAAAAGCCAGTCGGGAGGGACTGACTAAAATATGATTTTTTTATTTTTGTTCCTTTGGGCTGCTATTGCGTACTTCATCCAGCTCCTTGTTGTCAAAGTTGCTCTTATTTCTTTTAGGAAGAACAAAAGAAAATAGCGCTATAAATGAAAGATAAGTAGCCGCTACATTAAACTGTTCTTTTGAAAAAGTTACAGTCATCGGAATGATAATTGATATTGAGGAAGTAATCTTAATTAAAAATATAGCAATATTTTCAACATCGCGTTGGTTTTTATTTAACATTGTCCAACATGTTTTAGCAACAATAAAAATAATTACACATGATATTAGCACACAGACTGAAAAAAGTTTTAGAAATGCGATGTAGTCAGTGTTATTGAACTCCTTCAAAATACTATTTTTATTCAATGTAATAAAAGGAATTTTTTTAATTGAAGACAGGAAAGATAAGGTAATAAACAGAATTATATATATGGTTAAAGTCGCAGTAAGAATGTAATTGAGCTTTTTCCTCATAGAATCACCTCACTTTCTAACGAAAATTATACCAAAAAGGAGAGAAGAAATAATGCAAGAATTAGTAATTTTGAAAAATAAAGAAGCTGTAACTACGAGCTTACAAGTGGCAGAAAGTTTCAAAAAGAAACATAAGCATGTACTAGAAGCAATTGAATCAATAAAAAGATCGGTCGAAAATTCGGCCAATGTTGAAGATGGGTCCAATTTTGGACAGATGTTTGTGGAAGGGAACGAGCCAGACTCATACGGAAGAAGTCGGAGAGTTTATTTCATGAATAGAGACGGATTTTCCTTGCTAGCTATGGGATTCACTGGAAGTAAAGCAATAAATTTCAAACTAAAATTTATTGAAGCTTTCAACGAAATGGAAGATGTTATTCGGAAGAATACTGTTCCTCAAACAATTGAAGACATGATGATCTATCAATTAGAAGAAATGAAAGATGTTAAAAAAGATGTTTCCATGCTTAAAGATACTATGCGAATTAGCGGACAACAAGAGTTTGAAATTAAGCAAAAAGGAAATATGAAAGTTATGGAAGTTCTAGGGGGAAAAGAAAGCCGAGCTTATGAAGAAATCAGCAAAAAAGTATTCTCAAAATTTTGGTCTGAATTTAAACGTACCTTTTCAATCCCAAGATATGGCGAGTTACCTCGTAAGAGATTCGATGATGCTGTTTCATTTATTGAAATGTGGTTACCAGAAACTGCGATCCGCATGGAAATCGATCAACTGAACAGACAACAAAGACTTTTCGGTGATGAAAATGAATAGAGCTGAAGCGCTAAGAATAGGGACGGTAATTGCTAATCGCTGGTGGAGACACAATAAACCAAACATCCTAAGCCAACAACATATCGAAAAGCAAAAAGCATGGCAACAAATAAAAAAGTGACTCAGCCGGCAAGCATAGAGTCACAAAACATATCTAAGGAGAATTTTAGCATATGAATAAAGAACTTTCCACTTTAGATCAATATTTGACTGATTCTGAATGGGGCAAGTCGAATATCAAGGAAACAAATAATCGAAAAATCAGACGAAATCTTTTGACGAACGAAGAACTATCATGTGATCAAGATGACTTGGGAAATTTTGTGAGTATTTGGGATCATGTTTACCTTATCCATCTATCAAAACATTCAAATAAACCTGAATACATCTATGTCATCGAAGATGGCTTGATTGATGCGCTAGAAGAGTACAACAGAGATAACTTGATTGATATCTCTTATTACGGATCAGGTAAGAAATACATTGCTGAAATGGAGGCAGAATTTGATGAGTGAAATCAAAGGGACAACGAACTTTGAAAAACTTTTTAGTCGTAAGTTAAATAAAATTCTCAAGAAAAAAGGAAATTTTGATTATTTATCTTGGGCTCACGCGTGGGAGATTATGAAAAAGAATGATCCACAGGCAACGGTAACTATTAATGAGTATAAACACTACAGGGTTGTTTCTGGAACTCATCAAGACTTTCTTGTTGAGGAATATAAACCTTTTCTTATGGATGAAACAGGGACTTATGTATCTGTCTCAGTAACGGTTAAAGGACATACGGAAACAGAGTTATTTCCTGTTTTAGATTATCGAAACCAACCAGTTGTTAAACCAAATGCAATGCAAATCAATAACTCATTGAAGCGATGCTTTGTGAAAGCATTGGCTCTACACGGACTGGGATTATATGTATTTCAAGGGGAAGATATTCCAACACCACCTAGAATCGATACAAAGAAATTAAACATGCTAGAGACGATTCTAGAAGCTTTCAATGAGCAGATGGGTAAAGATATGACCAAAACCTTAATCGAATATGTTAATGAGCAGACAGATAAATTAGGGCTCTTAGCTGATAACGTTGAAACTATTGAACAGTTAAGCTATGAGCAATGTGCCTTGATGGAGCGAGCAATAGCAGCTAAGAGAAAAGAATTAGATAAGAAGTGATATGAGTGTTTAAACCATTAATCGATTCATATTCAGCGGTTCTGAAAAAGTTCAAAGGAAAAGACATAAGCGCAACCATCAATGAGGAAGTGAACATTGATCGACTAAAGACGATGTATGACGGCTACGATGGTGATCGAGTCATTGAAATTCGTTTTATTGATCCTAGACGTTTCACCGTACAGCAACGAAACTTCATCTATGCGCTGATAGGCGATATTTTTATCGATACAGGCATGCCAACGGACTTCTGGAAGGAATTCTTCTACTTCCGTTTTGAAGGTGTCACAGGGCGCGAAATAAGCCTCAAAGACGAATCGAATACAACCGTGAGTGATGCCAATATCTTAGCGAATATCATCCTAGATTTCATCTTTGAACATCATATTCCTTTCAAAGAAGGATATGAGATTTTACCAGCGAATCAAGAGTATTACTTCTACAAATGCATTACAAAAAGAGTCTGCTGCATCTGTGGCAAAACAGGAGCTGACATCGATCACTTTGACAAAGCGCTAGGAAGACGAAAGCGCAAAGAAGTTGATCATGCAGAGTACACATTTGCAGCACTCTGCAGAATCCATCACACAGAGAAGCACAAAATAGGTGTGATTAATTTCAAAAATAAATATCAAATCAAAGGGATCAAATTAAACCAGAAAACAATCAAAAAGTTAAATATTGGAGGGTAAAAATGACAGAACATCGAAGTTATTATGCGATTATACCAGCCAACGTAAGGTACGACAAAAGACTTAAACCAAATACTAAGTTGTTATACGGAGAGATAACGGCCTTGTGTAATGAAAGAGGCTTTTGTTGGGCAGGCAATGAGTACTTTGCAGATTTATATGGTGTGAATAAAGAGACCATATCGCGATGGGTAAGTGATTTGATTAAGTTTGGATACTTGAATCGGGAAATCATTTACAAAGAGGGTACCAATCAAATAATCAATAGGTACCTACGAATTAATCAATACCCTATTGACGAAAAACGCAATACCCCTATTGACGAAAAAGTCAAAGATAATAATACATCTATTAATAATACATTTAATAATACAAAAGAATATATAAGAGAGTTACCGCCTTCGAAAAAATCGAAGGCTAAGCCCGTCCGTCATAAATACGGAGAGTATAAAAATGTTCTTTTGTCAGATGAGCAGATGGAGAAACTCAAAACAGAATTCCCTAATGATTACCAAGAGCGAATCGAACGACTGTCAGAGTATTGTGAATCATCTGGTAAGACTTATAAAAACTATTTGGCAACTATTCGAAGTTGGGCAAGGAAAGAAAAAAGTGAACCTAAGAACGCAAGCAGTGGATACAAGCGCACAGGAAGACGAGAGAAGCTTCCTGAATGGGCAATCGACCAAGAAGCCTATCTCAAGAAAAAAGCGCTAGAACGAGCTAATAGACAATCAAAAGCACCATTCTAAGAGGTGGAAAAATGAAGATCGATTATCTAGAACTAATTAATGAAATAGCGAATTATAAAAAGGGCGAGGAATTAGACGTCCTGAGAGACGTATATGATCAACTCGAAGAAGCTGGAATTGAAGGAATTAAGAATGATCGTTCGAGTTGGAGTAAGCTCAGATACTATTTCGCACTTTATATCGATACAACACAATTAAGAAATTTAGCATATACCAAATTACTATTTGTTGATTGTGTTAAAGGCTTGCAAAAACATCTTAATGAACTTGAGCAGGTGTAATCAGATGGACCTAAAGACATTTACAGCACAGATTGAACTAATGCATCAAGAAGCTTTAAGACAAAGTGTATCGTACGAAGACAAGTGGCTCAACACGTTCCATGGCGGACGTGAGAGCGCACTTGATCAAGTACTCAAATTACTGAAAGGAGAATGTCGGGATGGATAAGAAAGCGGCAATGCAGCGAATTATCGAATTGACTTATTCAGAAGATTGGCAAAATGACAAAGAAGCTGCTTCAGAAGTGATGAGGCTTGGAAGAGCGATGTGGGCAGACAAGAGCAACAAGCCAAGACCACGAAAAATCGCAATTTGGCACGGTGACAAACTTCTAGTGATAGGGACAGCTGAACAGTTAGCAAGTCTCACAGGCTTGCACGAGAAAATCGTGAGGAAAAGAGCAAGGTGTGGCTACACAGACGCTAAGAAGAGAACGTTTAGATACGTGGAGGAATCATCATGACAACAGAAGAAGTGATTCAAATGCGTATTCGAAGCCTTCAGCGTGAGATTGACGATCTGGAACGAACAAAGGCAGTGATGGTCAATGAAACGGCGAGAAAGGCAATCGATTTGCACATAGAGAATTTAAGAAGGGAAATCCATCGATTGGAGGAATGAGCGTGGATAAGAAAGCAGCAATGAAAAGAATTGCTGAATTAACCAAGTCAGAATCTTGGCAAGAAGACAAAGAAATAGTTGCAGAAGTCCAAAAGCTCGGTAAATCAATGTGGACTGAAAAGCCCAAACGGAGAACGCCGAGAAAAATTGCAATCTGGCATGATGACCGAATTTTAGTAACAGGTACTGCTGAACAGTTATCTGAAATTACTGGATTAAGCAAAAACATTATCTGGGATAGAGCTAGGAGCTTATGGATTGATTCAAAAGGACGACAGTTTAGGTATGTGGAGGAGAGATAATGGATCTCATTACACAATACAGTGACATCATCCTCAAGAAAATCATGATGAAGATTCAGAAAGATAAAAAATCAAAAGAACGAGCTGAATTAGTTAAGTTAGAAATGGCTGAAACAGGAGCAGGAGTGCGAAGTAGCAGGCATTGGAAAGCAGCAGCAAACATTGAATTTTATTACAACGAAATTCAAAAAGGGTTCGATCAGATGCGTGAGCTGGATCGGCAAACAAATTGGAGCAAGAAACTTCATCAAGATCGTTTCAAATTTGTAGAGAAGTATAAAGAAATATTAGAAGAGTATTTGAGGAGGACAGCAAATGATAAAAAAACTCGTTCAATTCAGCATGGATTTATATGATATCGAATCAGGAGCAACACTATCTGTGGAATCGGACCATCTAATCATAAATTTTGGTGGAAAGCGCCAGATTATTTTGTGGGTAGTTGATGATGTACTGTTTCCAGAAATTGTTCATGATTTCGAAGAATCAAAAGCGGTTGAGTTTGAAATAGTGAAAAAAGTAATGGAATTGATTGAAAAATACGAGGAGGACAGCGAATGATACCGAAGTTTAGAGCGTGGGATAAACGAAAGAACGTAATGAGAGATGTAGCCGTCTTGCATTTTACTAAAAACGGCAAAACAAACTTTATTGAATATTGGATAAATCCTACCGAATTGAAATCATATCACGTGCGAAACATCGACCTCATGCAATCCACAGGAATGAAAGATAAGAATGGTGTGGATATATTTGAAGGGGATATAGTATTAGTCAGCGTGCGAAATGGCTTCGATTACTTAGATAATAAAGTCTGTATTGTCAAAAATTCAATAGATTATTCCGGATTAGTTTGTGCCACTGTTGATGAAGACTTAGAGTATCAAATTTTTAACACAGAGCTGTTTGAAGAATACACGTACGAAGTCACCGGAAATATATACGAGAATAGCGAGTTATTGGAGGAACAGCGATGAATAAACAGGAAGCAATCAAAAAGTTAGAAAGTATTAAAGCGATAGGAAATGATGCAATAGCTGCTTGCTATAACGAGAGTATAAATTCAGGTATTACGTTAATGAAAAAAATAGACGAACCGCAGAAACCAGTTATTCCACAACTCGTGGCCGGTTGGCTTGAGAAATCTACGGACCCTTTTACAAAAGCTGAAAAAATAGCGTATTTAATCAAATCTAAAGATGGTGATTCATATTATTTCTGTGATTGGTTTGTACGAGATGGCATAGTGACGCAAGAGCAAGGAGAAGAATTACTCGCTTGGGCAACAAGACAATCATATGAAACACTATTGAGCCTATACAACGGCTACGAGGTTGAGAAAGAGCCGTTATGGGCAATAAAGAATGCCGATGGAAACTATCTTACTAAATGTGCTTTATGGGGAAAAGATGGAGTAAATTATAGTTTTGAATGCAATCCATCTCATCGATTGCTTTTCACTGATAAAGCAACAGCGGATGCTGCAGCATTGTTGGTGAATGGAACAGTGGAAGAGGTGGTAGAAAGATGAAACTAAAAGACGGATTTTACGCTAGCAGTCACGGTATCGGCGGTTTAATGCTAGATATGCCGACAAAGAACCCTAAAACACGCAAGAAATCAAAATTCAAAGTCGGTGACATGGTCCGCTGTGAAGCAGAAGAGTTCGTTTATCCGTTCAGAGGATACGTTAAAAAGATACTGTCAAACTCAGCAATCATTCGTATTGAAAATACAATGAAGTGTGATCGTTCGACTGCAAAACACAAGCATTATTTAGCTGTAGCGAGATTAGTTGACATGGAAGTAATCAAGAGCAAATAAAAAAAGCCGGATCGCTCCGACTGATTCAATAAATCCAACACATTTATTATATCACATAAAGGAGCGGTTTGACTTGATGCAATTGTTACGAGAGGTAGATTTCAAACAGACAAGATGTAATGCGAGAGATGTGCTGAAGAACTTTCGGCGTTTGGAGCGGATGGCAGGTCGCTCTTTGATAGATATTAAGTCGCCGATTATTACGGATATGCCGAAGGCACCAAAGCACGGCAATAAGGCAGAAGACGCGATCATTCAGATGATGGATATAGAAGCGGAGAGAGATGCGATTCTAGCGGCTTTGATGGCTCTTAGTCTAATTAGTCGCCAGATACTCTACTACAGCTTCTGTGTGCCAGATAGCTTCTCAAACTACAGGATTAGCCGTGAAGTGGGTTATTCAGAAAGAAGTATACAACGGATGAAGTCGGAAGCTCTAATAGAGTTTGCAGAAGCATATAAACACGGAAGAATAATTGCTTATAAATAATTTGGCGGTTTTTTGGCGGAATGATGGCGGTTTTTAGCTATTTACCAGTGATATTATGGTAGTGTCGAAAGATTAGTGATAGGTCTAAGACAAAATAAAATGTAAGGGAGGAAATCTCCCTCATCGTTTAATTAAGCTTCGATAGACAGCAGCAAATAAACTAAAGGATGTGGGGGTCAGCTCCTACAGTTAGTTCATGTGTTGCTGTCTATTAATTGCAACTCTTTCGGTTTTATTGAGTATTTACTCAACTTAAAAAAACTGTTGTTTGTAGATGTAAGCTGTTCCTATTTGTACATAGTAAAAAATGATATAATAAAAATATTACGAAAGGGGTGAGAGTGCATGGAAGACAAAATGTATTTAAGACAAAAAGTTTTCACAAAAAAGATATTGAAAATCAAATTAATGGATTTATACAGAAATTAGAAAATGCAAATTCTTATTTGATAAATAAGGAACTAAATAAAGCTTATGACCAGTGGAAAGAAGTATATGATGAGTTGAAATTGATTCAAAATGAAACAAAATTAGTACGAACGGAGAAAAAGAATGAAAATAGTTTCTTTTTTGATGGATATGCTATATTGATGTTGGAAACTGTAGCAAAACAAAATATAAAAGCTCCCAAAAAAGAACTATCTGACAATATTGATAACGCATTAGCCGAGTTAAGGTATTACGTTATGCAAATAAAAGATGTTAGGATCACTCGTTGAGTGGTCTTTTTATTTTGCACAAAGGAGGTAACAACAATGTATAGACCACAATACTTAGAACAGAAGTATGAAGTAATCACTGTGCAAAATGGTAACGGAGAGATAGTACGAAAGTATAGAAGACCAATAAAGAGCGATACATATAAACGAAAGGAAAGCAATGAAGTTATTCCATTGTATGGCAAAAGAATAGCTAAGCATTAAATAAGATTGTGAAAGGAGACGGGACATGAACGAGGAATTCTATAGATGGCTATTACAGTTGATAAGAGAAGATCGTTTGGTTAAGTTCTATCAGTCTCCTAAATGGCGCAGGCTTAGAGAGAAAGCGATGAAACGAGATCACTATGAATGCCAAGAGTGTAGAAGACTAGGTAAGTATCATAGAGTAGAGAACGTTCATCATATAAAGGAAGTCAAGGATAGACCTGACTTAGCTTTAGATTTAGATAATCTTATTTGTTTATGTGTTGAACATCATAATGAAGTTCATGGCAGATATCTTACAGCATTGGATAAACAAGAGAAGAAGATAGAAAGCTTTGCTAACTTCGATGCAAGTGAAAGGTGGTAAGTGCATGATCATCAATGATAATGGCAGAGAGTATGATACAGAAAAGATTGAAGAGTATTCATCTTATACTCAGGGATTAATTAAACGTTTGATATACGTTCGCTATGTAGGTATTAGGGATCTGTTATCAGATAACTGTTGTAGTAAATACAAAGTGAATCAAGTAAGAGAAGCGTTGAATAAAGATAATAACGTCGAAAGAATAAAAAATGTTTTGGATATAGTATTGAAGAGATTAATTATTACATTGACTTCGCTGAAGCTTTCATTCCGATGGTGAGATAACCCCCCCTTAAAATAAATCGCAAATTTTTTGGGGGTGATGAAACGGAGGGGGCTGTCAGGAAAAGAGATTTTTTCGAACTTTATCATGAAAGGAGGGCTAAAATGTTTAAAAACGAATTGTCTCAAAATCGCTACAGAGAAAAATTACGCCGCTCTTTAATAAGCCAATTGGAAAGTCAGAAAACAAATATTGAGCCATTCTTAGATAATGTTGATCGTTATATCAGTTTATGGGAAACGGCGATATCACTGGAAGAAGATATATCCGAGAACGGCATTAGACTGGAGAATGGTAAAAAGAATGAATCAGTAGCGTTGCTTGTTTCTGTCAACAAACAAATGGGATTGATGTTGGATAAACTTGCCATTACTCCTGAATTGGTAGGTGAAGCAAATGAATCAATTCCTGAGTTATAAGCATATTGAAAATTGGTTCAAAGCTATAGAAGAAGGCACTATCAAGGTATGCAAAGAGCAATTATTGCTAAAAAATTATCTAGAAGAAAGAGTCTTTACTAGAGAAGATATTTACTTCGATAAGCAGATGGTAGAGGATTCAATCAATATACCAGCACAATACTTTCCATTCGAATTAATTCCGTGGGAAAAATTTCTACAATGTTTTATTTATGGTGTTCGATGGAAAAAAGATAAAACACTAGTGTTCAATAGATATCTTTCATTAATGGGACGTGGTAATGGTAAAACTGGTTTTGCTTCTTGGAACAACTTCTTTCTACTAACCGCTAAACACGGTATTAAAAATTATGATATTGATATCTATGCCAATAATGAAAGCCAAGCAAAGACTAGTTTTGATGATGTATTTAAAGTAATTAAAGATCATCCTGATTTAGATAAAAAAGTATTTAAAGCTACGAAGGAAGTTATTCAAAATATCGCTACAAACAGCAAACTTCGTTATAACACGGCAAATGCTAGAACAAAAGATGGGAAGCGACCAGGTGCAAACCGCTTTGATGAAATTCACGAAAATGAAGATTATTCAATGATAAATGTGGCTACTTCTGGTGGTGGTAAAATTCGAGATTATAGAGAATTTTATGATACAACTAATGGTCATGTTCGTGGTGGTCCGCTTGATGACATTATAGAAGAATCAAAAATGATTCTTTCTGGAGAACTTGGAATTGACAAGGATGGAGCAGAATTTTCTAGTTTGTTTCCATTTATTTGTCGCTTGGATAACGATAATGAAGTTGATGATCCCGACATGTGGGAAAAAGCTTGTCCAACTATTAATTACAATGCAAATTTAAAACGGAAAATGTTTCAAGAATACTCTCAAATGCAACGTAATGCTGGTTTAAGACTTACGTTCATGACCAAACGAATGAACAGACCTATGGAAGATACACGATTTGCTGTTGCTTCATATGATGATGTTCTGCATACGAAAGAAAAAGAATTTCCTGAAAAAATGGATGAAGTGATAGGAACAGTCGATTTTGCTGATAGACGAGATTTTGCCAGCGTTGGGTTGCTAGGAAAATACGATAAAGATGTTTATTTTACACAACATACTTTTATCCACGAATCAGCCCTTCGATTACAAAACATCAAACGAGAGGTTATAGATATTTCTATAGATCAAGGAAAATCACAGATCGTTCATGGAAAAAATATAGAAGCTGATTATATTGTAGGTTGGTTTCTTGAAATGAGTAATAAATATTATATTAAAAAAATCGCTATGGATATGTACCGTGCAAAAATATTGAAGCCCGCTTTAGAAGAAGCAGGTTTTACTGTGGAAATTGTTCGAAGCGGATCTGTTACACATGGTATGTTAAAAGATCTGGTTGATGACCTTTTTATTAATCAACGTTTATTTTTTGGTGACGATGCGATTATGCGTTGGTATTGCATGAATGTATATGAAGAGCATATTTCTAATGGAAATATACGCTATGAAAAAATAGAACCTGAAACTAGAAAAACGGATGGCTTTTTTTCATTCCTTCATGGTTTGAATTTTTTAGATGATATTTATGATTCTGCTCCTGTAACAGTCACAAATAGCTCAGTAGAAAATACAGGAACTGGATTTACTCCTCTAGTATTCTAACTTGAAAGGAGGTGAGAAAGTGGGGATTTTTCAAAAGGCGGTAGGATACTTCACAAAAAAAGCAACGGTTCCTTTAGAAGAATACTTTTGTAAATTGCAAGTTGATTTTGTGTATCGAAAATTTGCGATTGAAACTTGTATTGATTTGATTGCAAATGCGATGAGTAAAGCGGAATTCAAGTCATATGAAGATGGAAAAAATAAAAAGAATGATCTTTACTATAGGCTGAATGTAGCTCCTAATAAGAAAAATAATGCAACAGAATTTAGAAAAAAACTGATCAGGAGATTAATATTCTACAATGAAGTATTGATCGTTTCTCCGTCTAATAATTCTAGCGAAATATTTATTGCGGATAGTTGGGATGTCACAGAATATGCATTGAAAGATGATGTGTTTTCTCAAGTGCAAATTAACAACATAGTCCTTGATAGAGAATTTCTAGAAAGTGATGTTATCTATATAAAATACGCAGATCAACAAATTAGGCAACTAGTCGATGCGTATTATCAAGCGTATGGGAAACTCATTTCTAGTGCCATGAATGTTTACAAGCGCTCTAACGCTCGTAGATACGTACTGAAAGGGAATTTATTCCGACCGCAAGACAATACAACACAAGATCAAATCAATAAAATGATGACATCACAATTTAAGGCTTTTATGGAAGCTGATAATGCAGGTGCGGTATTTCAATTACAAAATGAGTACACATTAGAAGATTTCAGCGGAAACTTCCAAAGCAATTCAAGAGATATAAAAAACTTAATAGACGACATCTTTGAGATGACAGCAGCAGCGTTTCACGTTCCGAAAAACCTACTAAAGGGAGACATGAGTGGGTTATCGGATCAAGTGGACGCTTTTTTAATGTTCGAAATCATACCGATTGCTGAACTTATTCAGGATGCGTTTAACGCTAGTCTCTATGAAGTAGAAGAATACTTGTCAGGGAATTTTGTACGTGTGGATACAACTATGATCAAGATTACTAGCTTCAAAGATTTGGTTGACGCTATTGATGTAGGCATTAGAAATGGAGTATTTACAATCAACGAAGGAAGAGAACGCGTTGGAAATGATCGCTCTGATAAGGCGATGGCAGATGAAATATTTATAACTAAAAACAATCAACAAGTATCGAAAGGAGGTGAGGCGAATGACGACAATGAAAACATTTCTAGCAGTAAAGAATGAAGGCGCAGTACCGCAAATTTTTATTCAGGGATTTATTGGTTCTAGTTGGTTCTTTGAAGGGAATACTGACAAGGGAATCAAAAATATTTTGGATAGTCTAGGTGATCAAGAAGAAATTGAAGTAGTAATTAATTCAAACGGTGGAGACGTATTTCAAGGGATTGCTATTGGGAACTTACTTAAGTCAAATAAAGCAAAAGTTAACGTTGTGATTAACGGCTTAGCCGCTAGTGCTGCTTCAATTATCGCAATGGCTGGCGATACTATAAAAATCTACAACAATGCACAATTGATGATTCACCGCGCTTCCACATACGGAGAAGGAAATGTCGATGACTTCCGTACGATTGCTGACCAACTGGAATCAATTGATAAATCGGTAAAGGCTTCATATAAAACACGATTCAATGGCACAGATGAAGCATTGCAAGAACTTCTTGAAAAAGAATCGTTTATGGATGCAGAAACAGCTTTGAGTTATGGATTGGTCGATGAAATTATCGATGCAGAAAATAGCTCAGGTACTGAAGCTAAAAAAGAACAAAGCGTTGAAGAAATTTTGAATGACGTTAAAGAAAAAAGAGCAGAAAAAATTGCTGCATTTACAGCAGCATTAAATAAAACATTTGGACAAGGAGATGTAAAATAATGACAGTTAAAAATTTAAAAGGTGTAACAGCTGCAAGCGACCAATTGATGAAAGCTTTTAAAGATGGTAACGAAGAATCTTTTAGCGCAGCTATGGTAAGCTTATCTAAGGAAATTCAGGATAAAATTTTAGAAGAAGCAACAGCAAAAAATCAAGATCAATTAGTATTAATGAACCGTGGTCAGCGTGTATTAACTACACAAGAAACAAAATTCTATAACGAAGTAGTGAAAAACGAAGGTTTTGCAGGGGTCGAAGAATTAGTGCCAGCTACTGTATTTGAACGTGTATTTGAAGATTTAGAACAATCTCATCCACTATTGCAAAAAATTACTTTTGTTAACACAACTGGTGTAACAGAATGGATTGTGTCACGTGGAGTCAATCCAGCATGGTGGGGTAAACTTTGCGAAGCTGTTAAAAAAGTTTTAGATAATGGCTTTGATGTAATTAACATGAAGCAGTTCAAGCTATCAGGTTATATTCCTGTATGTAAGGCAATGCTTGATTTAGGTCCAGTATGGTTAGATCGTTATGTCCGTACTGTTTTAGTAGAATCATTGAGAATTGCATTAGAACAAGCAATTGTTGATGGTACTGGTAAAGATATGCCAGTCGGAATGATGCGTGACATGAGCAAACAAACTAGCGGAGAATATGCTGAAAAAAAAGCAGAACCTATTACAGCTTTAGATGCTGTAACTATGGGCCGTTTGATGGCGCGACTATCAAAATTCAATATCGAAGGTGTGAATGATCCGATTTATCGTAATGTGAATCCTTCTGATGTGGTCCTAATTGTGAATCCAACTGATTACTGGTCTAAAGTATTCCCAGCTAAGACTGTACTAACTGCTAATGGAGAATACGTACAAGTATTGCCAGTACCAGTTTCAGATTTGCAGTCAACGGCTGTGCCAGAAGGAAAAGCAGTTATTGGGGTAGCCTCAGATTACTTCATGGGTGTAGGATCTACACTAAAAATTGAAGCTTCAGATGAATACCATTTTGTTGAAGACGAACGCATTTATCTAGCTAAACAATATGCAAACGGTCAACCTAAACGTAACGATAGTTTCATTGTATTAGATATTAGCGCTTTGGGAACTACTACTACAACTACAAAACCAACAACCACAACAACTACAACACAAGCGTAGGTGATCAGAATGAAGTATATTCTTTGTCAGCCGGCAATCAATCGGTTTAAATGGGAGCTTGAAGTTTGTTTAACTAATCTGAAGAAACTAGGAATCAAAGATATCGTATTGCTTTTCAGCAGACACGATGATCAGATTCCTATTTTTTTTGAGAAGGAATATGGTGTTGAAGTTCATGTGTACGATGATCTGCGGGACGACAAAGAGTATATTCCTTCGATTAAACCATATTTATGGTGGAAATATTTAGAAGAAGATCATTCGCGTGAGGACGACCGATATTTCTATATCGATTCGGATGTCATTTTCAATAAAAGAATTAATTTGCGCAAATTGCCTTCTAAAGATGATGTTTGGTATTGTAGCGACTGCTGTAGTTATCTAAGTCTTGATTATATTAGAAGCTGTGAAAACGGAGAAAATATTCTAAAAGATATGGCAAACATTGTAAATGTTACAGTAGAATCTTTGGAAACTATAAACACTAATTCAGGAGGCGCACAGTGGGTTATTAACCGTCCTAAAGCGAATTATTGGAAAAAGGTTTATCTGGATTCTAATCGGCTATATCGCTACCTTAGAGGGCAAAAAACAAATATACAAATCTGGACAGCCGAGATGTGGGCACGGCTTTGGAACATGATGTATTTCAATATTGGTCCTAAAGTTCACGAGGAATTAGACTTTTGTTTTGCTACTGATCCAATAGAAAAAGTTAAAGAAGTAAAAATCTTACACAATGCTGGAGTAACAACAAACGATGAAGATTTATTTTTCAAAGGGAGATACGTGACTTCTACGCCTTTTGATGAAGATTTATCATTTGTAAACAAGAAAAAATGCTCTTACGCATATGTTAAAGCAATTAAGGCGGTGGTTAGATGACGCCTGAACAAGTGACTGAAGAATTGCTAATAGCTGTGAAGGATAATATTTACGTTACCTGGAACGAAGAAGATGAGTCAATTAAAAAGATGATAGCTAAAAATGCTGTTTATCTTCAAAGTAAAGTGAGTACAACACTTTCTTTTTCTCCTGAAAGCTTAGAATACGGATTGCTAATCGAAAGATGTAGATACGACTGGAATCGTGCTTTAGATGAGTTTGAACAAAATTTCGCTAGTGAGTTATTAGGTTTCATTCAACATTATGCGCTACAAGAATATATTGCAGGTGATGTGAATGGCGAATAATCGTAGACTCGAAGAAACATTCAACGATGGTTGGTTAAAGATTTTGACGCAAACTACCAAAAGAAATGAACTAGGAAAAAAGATTGGTGTAGAAGATACAGAAATCACTTCTTTAAAATTTAGAAATCTTTCCATGAGAGATAGTGATATAACAGCTATGGATGCGATGGGATCGAAATTAACTAAGAAAGTAAAGACTCCATTTCATCCAATCGCCAAGAAATTTAATAAAGATCAATATTTTATCGTAATCGATAGTATGCGTTACAACGTTATCTATGCCGATTACGATAATTTTTATATCTATTTTTATCTTGAAAGTGTGGGTGAATATGGTGATTGATAATTCTAAAGAAAAAGAACGTTTAAATAAGCAAATTTCTGCTATCAAAACTTCCTTAGAAGAGCATTTTGGCCTCAAACTCTTTCAAGACTCCGTAGGCGAGGATGAGCTACCTGATGATTTTAATTACTTCATTCTCGAAACAGGAGAAATAGAAATGATCACTGAGCCAAAATATAGCGTGGGTCAAAATCTATATCTAACTTTCTATTCAGAAAATAGAGAAGATTTAACAGGAGACTCACTAGATATTATTTCATTGATTCAAAATCGTTCGATTCGTTTTCAGAGAATGGATCCCAATCATTTAAAACTAGAGAACCAAGATCGCTATATCGATCAATTGGTATTTACGTTTAGACGATTATTGAAGAGTGATTGTCATGGCTAAAAATAGTTGGGAGCTAAAAATAAATGGACATGATGAACTTCTTGTGCGGATGGAACGCTATTCAAGCGAGAGCGAACGACTGATTAACGAAGCATTGAAATCAAAAGGTTCGGCTATTGCAGTGGATAGGATTACAGAAAAAATTCCTGTTTCTGAAGCAGATTTAAGAAGAGGGCACCAACACGCAAAAAATAGTCGTCCACTTAAGACTCAATACATTAATTTGGGTTTCATCATTAGACCTACAAGAAAATTTGAGTATTTAAAATATCCTGATTTGGGGATAGGTACTTCTAAAAGAAATCAGCCGGACGAATTTATGAGAAGAGGATTAGGTCTTGCACTTGATCCAATTACAGAACTTCTGATTCGTCAATTCGATAAATTAAATAAATAGGGGAACAACAATGGCTAAAACAAAAACTGTAGTAACAACGTTCGATAACGTAAGTATCAAACGAATTGCTTTTAATTTTAAGAACGCAGGAAATGCAATCGCAACGAATTGTAATGGACAATTAGATGGCGAAACAGAAATGCAAACGGTGGTTAAAAAATGTGGAGCGACAGAAGTAAAATCAAAATCTAAACCAATCAATATGACGGTAACAATTACTGCACATGTACCGATGGAAGTTTATCGACGTTTCAATGGGTTGAAACAAGATGGACGTATTAAACCAGGCATTTACTCTTACGGTCCTGATTCCGTAGGCGAAGATTTCTCACTTGCTGCAGAGATCGTGGATGACTTCGAAGAAAATAGAAAGTTAGTTGGTATGTTAGCATGCACTTCGAATACAGGATTAACATTCTCTATTGAAAATGGTGCGGATGAAGTAGCTGCGTTAGAACTAGAAACAAAAGTTATGCAAGATGAATTTGGTAAATTTTATCATGAAGCAATTGTTGCAGAACTTGAAGAAGACTTAACAGATCAATGGATGACGAATCTATCTGCTGATGTGATTAAAAAAACTTCAGTTGTGACAACTACGGCCACTCAATCACAGTAAAAAAAACGGAGGTAGCGAAATGAACGAAGATTACTCAAAATTGAACTAAACGATGGAACAATTTTGAATTTAGAACCTAAACTGAATATCAAGAAATTATTGATGATCAATAGAGATTTTAACACAGACGAGTTTGCAAAAATGACTGTGGGAAAAGGATCCATGGATATTTCTGTTATTCAAGGTGCAAAGGCTGTGTATATTGCTTACCGCCAAGCGAACATGACTGATTATATTTCATTCGATGAATTTATCGATAAATGGGATTTTGATATGGCTACTGCCAGCTATATTTATCAATTGATGATGTTCAAACAAGCACGCGATGCTTATCAAAAAGAATTTGAAAAAGCAAATAAGGAAAAAAAGCTTCAAAAGTAAAAATGCCAAAGCTCTTAGTTGAAACGTGGGTCGATGTCTATTCGATGTTGACCGACGTTTTTTCTATGCCTTCAGATTTGGTTTTAAGCGATATCTGTTTAGATGACATTTTGCAAATGGCTTACAACAAGAGTGCTTATGAAGGATGGAAAAACTATGCAATAAACCAATCTCAGAAAAACTAAAGAAAGGAGGTAAAAAATGGCTAAAAAGAGAACAGAAGCAGAAGTAACTTTCATAGCTAACGATGACGGATTGAAATCTACGTTAAAAGAAATCAGTGCTGAATTAACTAAAAATAGAGCAGAATTAAAACTAGAACAAGCTCAATTACAACAGACTGGTTCTGAATCAGACAAGTTAGGAAGTAAATTATCTTCTTTAGAAAAGCAGTATGAATTACAAAGCCAAAAAGTTGAAGTAACTAGCCAACGTTTAGCCAATGCCAAAAAATATTATGGAGAAAATTCCACCGAAGTTCAGAAACTTGAGAGAGAACTGATTAACCAACAAACAGCGCAACAACGTTTGTCAAACGAAATTGATAAAACGAGTAATACACTAGCTCAAGCAAAAGGCGAAATACAGACGTACGAGTCTACAATGCAACAGTTGGATAGTGAACAAAAAAATGTTCAAGCTAGTGCTTCTCTGATTGAATCCGAATACAAAAAATGGCAAGTAACTGCTGGTCAATCAGCTTCTGAATCCGAGAAATTAGCGAAAGCCCAAGAATATGTTTCTCAACAATCTGAAAATGCAGAGAAAACGATAGATATCCTGAGACGACAGTTAGAAGCTACACAGTCTGAGTTTGGCGCTACATCCACAGAAGCAATGCAGATGGAGGCGAAGCTTAATGATGCTGAACGTGAATTTGAAGAGTTAGGACAAGCTGCTAAAAATGTAGATACAACTAACTTGGACGATATCGGAAGCAAAATAGATATGAATAATTTAATGGAAGCTTCTGACGTTTTAAGCGACATTGGCGATAAGCTTACAGAATTAGGGAAACAAGCAGTGGACTCTGCTAACAGTGTAGGTAGTTCCCAGAGTAAAATACAAGCTAATTTTGGTTTGACTAAACAAGAGGCTGAAGAATTAACGAATGTAGCCAGAGACATTTATTATAAAGGTTTTGGAGAATCGTTAGATCAGTCCACAGATGCATTGATTTTGGTAAAGCGTAATTTAGGCGATTTAAATAATCAAGATTTACAAAATATTACGGAACAAGCTATGGTCCTAGAAAACACCATGGGCGCTGATATGGATGAAACGTTACGTGGTGTAAATGGCTTAATGGTCAACTTCGGATTGAGCGCTCAAGATGCAATGGATTTAATGGTTTCGGGTACTCAAAACGGTTTAGATAAAACGCACGAATTAGGCGACAATATGGCAGAATATAGCCAATTATGGAGTCAAATGGGATATTCAGCTGATGAAACGTTCGGAATGCTTCAAAATGGTTTAGATGCGGGTGCTTATAACCTTGATAAAGTCAATGACTTAGTTAAGGAAATGGGAATATCGTTAACAGATGGTCGATTTGAGCAAAACATGGATATGTTTAGTGAAAGTACTAGAAAAGCTTTTGAAGAGTGGAAAAATGGTGGAGGAACACAAAAAGACGTTATTAATTCCATGATTCAAGATTTTAGCAATATGGATGGTCAATACGACCAATTAAATAAAGCTTCTACAATTTGGTCTGCACTTGGCGAAGATAACGCGATGAAAGTTGTCCAATCTTTGACTGATGTTAACCATACATTTGATGATGTTAGTGGATCTGCACAAAAAATGAATGAAGATTCTACTACTCCGTTACAAGAATTAAACGGAAAAATAGCTGAATTAAAGGATTCATTAGCTCCTATAGGCAACACAATCATAGATGCACTCGAACCAGTAATTGATTTTCTAGGAAAGATGGCTGATGCGTTTAATAATCTTCCACAACCAGTACAGGATTATGCCGTAGCGATTGGCGGATTGACTGCTGCATTTACTTTATTAATGCCAATAATAGTTGGCTTCATGGCTCTAGGTGGTCCTACTACATTAATAATAGGAGCAGTTATTACTGCTATTGCTGGAGTTATAGCAATTATAAAAAACTGGGGCGCAATTACTGACTGGTTTAAGGGAATATGGAGTAAATTCACTGATTGGTTGGGTGGTACTTGGGAAAGCATAAAAGAAGGTGCCTCATCAGTTTGGGATGGAGTCAAAGAAACCTGGTCTGGATTTGTAGATTGGGTTCAAGAAATTTGGCAAGGAGTTTCTGATTGGTTTGGAGAGTTATGGAGCGGATTAGTTGAAGGAGCTTCCAACATCTGGCAAGGAGTCCAAGAGACTTGGCAAGCATTCGTTGATTGGGTTTCAAATATTTGGAACGGAGTCAAAGAAGTATGGTCGATTATTTGGGCAGACATTGTAGGAATTGTTCAAATACCATGGACATTAATAACGTCATTGATTCAAGCTGGTATTAATATTATCGTGGGTATCTTTGATGTAGCTGGACAGTTATTAGGCGCAGCTTGGCAAGCTGTTTGGACACCTATTTCTGATTTCCTTAAAAATACTTGGGATACTATGACACAATGGATAAGCATCGCTTGGAATGGAATTGTAACTACATTCCATACTATATTTGATCCAGTAGTGGCATGGTGGAATGGTATATGGACATCTATTAGTACTACGGCTTCAAATATTTGGAACTCAATTAGTGCAACAGCTTCTAGTATTTGGAATAGTATCAAGAATACAATCACTAGCTTGGTACAAGCAGCTGCTACAGTAATTCAAAATATTTGGTCAACTGTATCTAGTTGGTTAGGTGGAATTTGGAATTCAATCAGCTCTACAGCATCAAATATCTGGAGTAGCGTGACTAGTAGTATAAGCAATGCTATAAACGCAGCTAAAAGTGCCATTCAAAGTGTTTGGAATAGTATATCTTCGTGGATCAGCGGAATTTGGAACGGTATCAAAAACACTGCTTTGAATCTTTGGAATGGAATTACAAGCACTATTAGCTCTAAAGTAAACGATGGAAAAAATGCAATTTCAAGCGGTTGGTCCAATCTAACAGGTATTGTTTCCGACATATTCAATAATGTTAAAAGCACGATAGCTAATATATGGGAAGGTATCAAAAAGACTGTTAGCGCTCCGATTGATTGGATTAGAGATAAAATCAGTAGTGTCTTTGATAATTTGAATATTTCTATACCACATATTCCGTTACCACATTTTAAATTGAGCGGAGAATTCAATCCATTGAAGGGGAAAATCCCAACATTGGGTGTTGATTGGTATGCGAAAGGTAGTGTGTTTAATTCTCCAAATATTATCGGTGTAGGTGAATCAGGACCTGAAGCAGTTTTACCTTTGAAAAGATCTGTGCTGCAAGAAATTGGTGATCGTATCTTGAGTAGCACCTCAGTTTCATCTAGGACACAAGCGGTTCAACCTGTGAACAATTACGAATTCAATTTCACAATTGATGGTAACGCAGATGAAGTCACTATGAAGCAAACAACTCAACAAATCATTGATAGCATTACAAAAGTTCAAAATGATAATGCTTCGGCATGGCGTTAAACAGGAGAGTATTTCTCCTGTTTTTTTAGTATTAAAAAGGATGTGAAAAAATGACTGATTGTATACATTCTATAATCGATGGATTTCCTGATTATTTGCATAAATTGGCTTTAGCTGAAAGACCAACCATACCTTCTCCAAAAAGACAGAGAGTTGAAACTTCTGTTTTAGGAAGGTTAGGTGGCTTAGTGCAAGATTACTCGTTTGAAGACATGTCGTTTACATTGCACTATAACTATTTAGAGGATGTGGAAGACCATCAAGCGTTCAAGCAATCGTTTTATATCATGCGTCATTGGTTAAACTATGCAAAGAAATTAGAATTCTCTGACGATCCCAACGTCTATTACGTTATCCAGACTATCGATATTGGGGATGCAGAAAACGATATTGTTGAATGGGGAGAGTTCGATGTAAATATTACTGCGAAACCATTCGCAAGAGTTCAAGAAGATGTACCTATAACCGTAGATAAACCACAGTCATTTAACTTGCTGAATAATAGTTTAGAAGAAAGTTTTCCAAAGATTATCATCACTCCTTCAGCTACTTCATGCCAGTTCATCTTAAATGATTATGTGTTTAGTTTCGAAGGCTTAGTAGCAGGAACTGATGTAGTCATTGATAGTGATTTGATGCTTTGCTACGAAGAGCAATCGGACGGAGATATTTTAGATCGGTCCAACAAAATGAAGACCATGCAATATCCGACATTGCAAGTGGATATCAATCATTTTAATTGCACTGGTTTGAGCAAAATACAAATTTATCGTAACGGGTTAAGGTAGGTGAAATAGATGATCGATAATTTAATAACTATTTACGATAAAAATGACGCGAATAATTTAGCTGAACATTTATATGATACGCAAGGTTTAGGCGCTTTGTCAGACTGGTTAACAGCTACTGTTAGCAATAAACTAAACGGAGCCGAGATATTTCAGGGTACTTATCCAATAAGCGGAACTAATGCAGATTTGATTGTAGAAGGACGTATTATTCAGTGTTATGTAGATGAAAATCGAGCAAAACAGCGTCTACGGATTTATTATGCAAAAACTTCTGTAATAGGCAATACGATAGAAGTAAAAGCTGAACCTATTTTCAATGATATAAGAAAATCGGTGTTGAATAAATATGACAGCGGAACAGAAAAAATCACTGCTACTCAGGCATGGCAAAACGCAAAAGCTTTAGCGAAACCAGCTATCCCTTCGCAGTTTTCTTTCTCGTCATTAGTAGATACGCTTGCTAATGTGAAGATAGAAAAAGCGAATTTTTTAGAATTCTTTGGTGGAAAAGAGGGATCTATTCTAGATCGATTTCATGGGGAATTTCTTAAAGATAATAACACATTACATCATGAAAAAAGGCTAGGTACGGATCATAAAATCAAAGCGATTTATACTAAAAATTTAACTGGTCTTGACTTAGAGATAGATGCTCAAAGCGTTTTAGTTGGAGTTTATCCATTCATTAGCAGTTCTTCAGAAGGAGAAGACGAGATCACTCTACCAGAAGAAGTCATTTTCACGGATTACGTGGATGATTATCCTGCTGGATATGTTTCTTTTGTTGATTTTAAAGACAAAGCGACTGATGTAGCCACATTAAGGGAAGCTGCTAAAGACTGGTTGAAAACAAACATAGATAAACAAAAACCACAAGTGAGTGGTTCGATTGAATTAGTACCATTGAGGCATCAAAGAGGCTATGAAAAATTTGTTGATCTAGAAAAAGTTTCGATGGGTGACGGAGTAGATGTGTATCATCCACAGTTAAAAGTGAATATGTCAGCGAGAATTGTGGAATATACGTTTAATGTTCTAACCAATTCATACGATAAATTAGTTGTAGGAAACGTCAAAACAAACTTCTTAGAAAACACAGAGAATAATGTAAGCAATTTGATTAATGATGCCATTGATCAATTGAAAAATGGTGGCGAAATCAGTGATTTAATCAATGATATTGTAGATCATCAAACTGATATGATTACTGGTCAAAATGGTGGTTATGTTTTATTAGATCCTAAAGAAGCGCCTAGTCGTATTTTGATTATGGACACACCAGATAAGAATACCGCAAGGAATGTTTTACAAATCAACAATGCTGGTATTGGTTTTTCTAAAACTGGCATTAATGGAACATATGAAACCGCATGGACATTAGATGGCGGATTCAATGCCTCGTTTATTACGGCTGGTGAAATAGTAGGAATTACTATTAGAGGTACTACATTAATTAGTGATGGCACTGATTATAGAACAAGTATTGCTAATGGCAAAATGACTTGGTACTCAAAAAAAGTTAACAAAGATATTATGGAGCTAGAAGCACGTGATTATGTAAGTGCTGATGCCGGTATTGTATCATACACCATGAAAACTGGTGGTGGTTTCATGATTAGAAATCCACAGGGTAACTTGGTTTTTAGTACGTGGGATAATGGTAATAACAGACCGTTTCTATCTTTTGGTGCGCCCAATTTCAGGTATAGCAATGCTAGTTATGTAACTTCTGGCGACGGTAGTTCTTTAAGCATTAATGGTAGTGCGGGTAACTCATGGGAATTTAAGGTAGCTGGTAGGACTATGAAATTTACTAGTGATGGTATGCTAACGTTGCCAGGTTGTTTTTTTGGTTCATGGGAAGATGGGAAACTTGCTAGGTTTGAACAATCAACGGTACAAGTATATAAAGATTTTACTGTTAGAGGTACTAAAAACTCAACCGTACCAACAGAACATTATGGACAACGACTATTAAACGCTTATGAAACTCCAGAATATTATTTCGCTGATTATGGGGAAGCCGTTACAGGTGATGATGGTAAAGTTCGTGTTGATATTGACCCCATGTTTGCTGAGACAGTAAATCTAAGTCGATATATGACACATGTGACACCTACAGAACTAGTTTTGTGTGCTGTTACTCATGAAGATATTGACCATTTCATCATTGAAACTAGTAAGCCAAACGTATTAGTTAGATGGAATTTAGTGGCACACCGTCTAGGGTATGAAGATATTAGATTAAAAGAGGATACAGCATATGATAGCACAGTGCTTGACCAAAAACGTTTTTAAAACGAAGACAAGGAGGTATATAAATGGCTAGCAGTTTATATAATTTGGCTCTAGATTTCAGCAAAGAATTAAACTACACCAAAGCTATTATGGCTCGTCAAGGTGATAAAGGGATTACAGTGACTGTTAAACCATTTTTAAATGGCTTGCAGATGGATACGAGTGGCGGAACATTTACTTTAAAAGGAACAACGCCATCTAACCGTTACGTAGATAGTGTGGCAACTAGTGTAACTAGTGAAGAAGTCACGTTTTCTCTTGATGGCACATTTATGAGTGAAGCAGGATATTATAAACACTGCTACGTAGAATATAGAAAAGACAATCAAATTTTAACAACGCAAGATATCATTTTTTTCTCACTAGGAGTGTCTGACATTTCGCAAGGCCAAGCCGATGAATACGTTTCGCAATTGGAAGAGTTGATTCAAAAGTATAACGAAACTTTTGATGCTTTTATGGCTGAAATCGAAGGTAGAGTGGACAGCTTAAATAAACAGATTACTGATTTAACTGGTCAAGCTAAAACACTACAAGACAAGTTAGACGCTCTGAAAGAAGAAATTTCTAAATTAGGTAACTTGCAGGTGATGTACAGTAACAGCATCGACTTCGGGGGATATGATTATAGCGGTAAGCCGAATTTAATGTCCAAACTAAAATCGAGCGATTTTAACGTTGGTTACCACGGGTCACTAACTTCGGATAACGAAAAGCTACATTTTACTTCTGATGGTACAGGAAGCATTATTATGTTTACGCGTATTAATACACCTCAGCTTGCTAGTGGGAAAACCTATACTCTGAGTGCGAAAGTTCGATTTGATGAAGGAACTACAGGAGCTATTGATAAATTACGTTTGGTGTATCGTACATCACCAGGAGAAAAGATATTATTGGAAGCAAATAGTACAAATATTACAACAGATGATGTAGGGAAAGAAATAACAATCAAAGGTACAGCTAACGTTAATTATCAAATCACAAATTTAGATCGATTTTATATGAGTATTAGCTTTGTTGACAGGGATAAAATAAATGGCGGATTTAAGTTGTACGACATCAAAATCGAAGAAGGCTCAACAGCCACACCGTACCAGCCTAATCTACTTGATGCACCGTATTATTTGAGTAAGGTGGCTTTGGGTGAGAATCTAATTAAACCAGAATCACAACAACCAGTTACTAATAGTAACTATCTTATTAACACCTATAACATTAAACCAATGGTAAAAGGTAAGAAGTATACCATCACACTTGAAGGAACTAAGCCAGCAACACAGGTTTTTAGACCATTTTTCACACGAGCAACAGGAGATGCATGGGAGGTTGGTGACTTACAACCAGTAGAAGGGTTAACTGATGTTTGGTCTGGAACATTTACAGCAGCAGCTGACCCACACCCTACCAGCCCACAAGTTCAGATTTGTCAGGTACCAAGCACAAGTTTAGGAAACTGTACAATTAAATGGTTAAAACTAGAGGAAGGCGACACACGAACCCCGAATATTGAGCAATATAAATACCGAGGAATCGGCATGCGAGACTCAAACAATCCAAAAGATTACGTCTGGGATCTAGCACCAGAATATGTCGAAGACAATCTGGCCACAGATATTAAAATTTCTGAAATTACTGGTAAAGCAAACAATTATACCGATGGGAAAGTATCGGAGATTAATTCGCAGTTGACTGCTTCAATTAATGAAGTAGACACCACAGCTAAGGATGCTCAAACAAAAGCGAATGCTAATGCGACTGCTATAGATGAATTAGACAATAAGATCGATGAACGCATTAATGATACAGCTACTACCACATTAACAGTTACAAACGGGAATACCGGATCAGCAAAGCTTTATCGTGAAGGAAAAACAGTTTCTATATATTTTGTGGCTTTAAACGGAAGAAGCAGTGGTGGAAATGATTCAACGATACTAACAATTCCAGAAGGCTATCGGCCACCAATTAGTTTTGAGCAACTGGTTGGCTCGATAGACCGTTCTACTTTGAACAGTGCTCAGTTATCTATTGGTGCAGATGGAGCCATTAAATGGCGAAGAAACTCAAGTTATGGATCGGATTATACCTTTGCAATTACTTACACGATTTAGAAAAGCGTGAATCGATATGAAGGCAGCATATAGACCAATTGAACCTTACGGATTCGAGCAAATCATTGTGAATGATGAAGAACATTTACCGGAAGAATGCACAGAAGTCGAACCACCGATTCCAAATTGGAAACCGAAATTCAATTACTGGGAGGGAAATAAATGAAAAACATTTGGAAATATGGACGTACTGGCGGAGAGTACGCAGGAAAAGTATTGGACGACATGCTTGTATCCGTTCCTTACACAGATCAGCCACCGCTTGAAGGAATTCGTGCTGATGGCGAACCGTTAACAATCGCTGATCAAATGTTTGATCCTAAATTGAATCAATGGATTATTTTAGCGAACGCACTAGATCACAACGATTTAAACAATCTCAAAGCAATGTATGAGTCGTTAGAAAATGAGAACGGCGATTTAAAACAGATCAATGCCAAACTCATGCTAAGCGATGTAGCAATTAAACAGGAAAATACTGCATTGAAAGAAAAAGCGGATAGTTTAGCACAAATCAATTCAAAAATGATGCTTGCTTCGTTACAAAATAGCAAAGACATTTCAGAAATTAAAGAGCAACTAAATCCAGCTTCAAAGGGAGGTGAGTAGTATGTTTAGTTTTAGCGATGTGAAAATGATGTATGATTGGGGCTGTTTCACTAACGAACAAGTAATGGTTTTCGTTCCGTTGTGCATTACTGAAGAAAAAGCAGATAAAATCATTAGCAAAGAAGAGAGCGCATCTTAATTGATGTGCTTTTTATTTTGATTCAAGGAGTTGTCACATGATTAATTTAGGGGAATGGGGAGCGATAGCAGGATCAATAACCGCTATCGTTTCTTTGATTTTATTAGTAATAAAACCAATTACTGCATCTTTCTCGAAGATTACTGAGACTCTTTCAAAAGTAAGTCACAATTTAGATTTGCTGACTAAAGATTTAGAATCGAGCAAATCAGATCGATTGATGATTCATGAAGAACTAAAGAAACACGATGAAAGATTAGATACACATGCAGAAAAATTGGTAGAACACACGCAACAAATTAAAACTTTATTTAGGGAGAGAAGAAAATGAATAATAAAACGTTCGAAGTACTAAAATGGTTCGCACTGGTAATTATTCCCGCACTAGCTACTTTCGTGGGGTTAGTTGGTAAAGCGCTCAATTGGCAGTACACAGATATCTGTGTTGTCATCATTACTGGTTTTGGCGCGTTTTTAGGGAGTGTGTTGGGTGTATCAAATCGAACCTACAAAATGTTCTCGGCTGAAAGCGAAGAAGGAGGAAACAAATGAAAAAGAAAATTACTATTACTGCGATGAGCCTGTTAACGGCTCTTTTTTTATTACCCATTAATACGTTTGCTTATACTATTAATGACGAGTATAATTTAGCGCCGAATCAAGGAGACTCCAGATTAGCAATTCCTAACAAAATTATTTTGCACGAAACTGGAATAGATGCACCAGCAAGAAACGTAGCCGCCAACATGAAAAATAATTATAACGGAAGCAATTCTTATACTACAGATGTTATTGGTGACGGTGGGATTGTTTACCGTGTGGGTGAGCAAGGATATGTTTCGTGGGGAGCTGGTAACGCTAATCCTTATGCGCCTGTACAGATTGAATTACAGCGCACATATGATAAAGCATTGTTTGAAAAAAACTATCGAGCTTATATTGAATATACAAGAGATAGTGCAAAAAAATATGGAATTCCATTGACTCTTGATCAAGGAACTTCTTTATTTACAAAAGGAATCATTTCTCATTTGTGGGTGACAAATTATGTTTGGGGGAACCACACAGATCCATATGGTTACTTATCGCAAATGGGAGTTAGCAAAGAAAAGCTTGCTTATGATTTAGCTCATGGATTTACCGATGAAAATCCAACAACTTCTGAAAACAAGCCTGTCATTGATCCAACACGAGCTGGTGCAGCTAATCCTACGCTGACAGATGGAACAAATCACGCCCACATTGATCAGTTTGGGGAAATCGAAAACGCAAACTTGCATGTGGCTGGATGGCACATTGCTAACTATAAATACGAGTATATTTTCATTATGGACTACAATACTGGGAAAGAATTAGCTCGAGTAAGAGCTGATGGAATTTATAGACCAGATGTAAACCAAGCTTATAATACTTCTGGAAATGTTGGTTATCATGTATCTTTCAATATGCGTAATTTTCCTAGTAAGAAAGTCTATGTAATGATGCGGGCAACGAATGATCCAGAGGGAAACACTAAAGGCGGTGCGCAAGATTTCCATGACAAACGTTGGTATTTAAATATTCCTAAACGATAAAAATAGCTCCTCGTTGAGGAGCAGTACATAACTATATTGACAACTATAAAAATTATTCGATAAAATAGTGATGTTATCGCATATCTTCACTATCACCCATAAATAGTCACACTCCAAGCTATGCGATAACAGGTTTGTTGCCACACATTCTACTGGTTGATTGTTTATGGCTTTATGTGGCAACAACCAGTACCCTTAGCTCAGTTGGTCAGAGCAGACGGCTCATAACCGTCCGGTCGTAGGTTCGAGTCCTACAGGGTACATTAACGTAGCCATTTGAATCGTTCTGTGTTAGAATTTTTTGAAGAGTATTATACAAGCTAAAGCTTTTCTTCATTGCCACTCAAATGAGTGGCTTTTTTATGTATCCTTTTATGGATTAATGAAAGGATGTTTCACATAGTTATACTTCTGTATATTTGAAAAGTTTTACTTTGATTTTTAAATAGAAAGACATTTGGGTTAAATTGTGAGATAATAATAAAGAAGAGTTTAAAGCGCACCCCAAACCACTTCCCCATAAGTGTGTTACGCTTTAAACTCTTTTATATTTGAAGCCATTAAAAAGCATACCATATTTTTGAAAAAAAGTGAGAAAAAAGGCTTACAATTGGAGTGGTAGTTAATTAGTGACTTATTTTTGATTTTATAGCACTGATACTATAAAATATAGATATCATCATATTACACAATCTTAATACTAACTTAAAAAATATCTCCTTTCACAAGTATGGTGATAAAATTCGTTCCGGGCTACCTTTTTAGGTAGCCTACTTTAATCTTTATACCTTTCTGGATCAACGAAAGTATACTTTATATAGTCATAACGCCGATGATCGCTACGTGCGTCCGGCACGTCAGTCATGAATCGGCTACACTAGACTAGACAGAAAAAATAAGGTGTGTAGAATAATAAAAAACACACTGGAGGATTTTTCATGTCAAGACGTCAACGAAGAACCTATTCAAAAGAATTCAAACAACAAATCGTCGATCTCTATCTCGCTGGTAAGCCTCGCGCAGAAATTATTCGAGAGTATGAGCTTACGCCTTCTTCTTTCGATAAATGGATGAAGCAAGCACAATCAACGGGCTCATTCAAAGAAAGAGACAACTTAACACCAGAACAAGCAGAATTGATCGCACTAAGAAAGAAAAATAAGCAACTCGAAATGGAGAATGATATTTTAAAGCAAGCGGCGCTGATATTCGGACGAAAAGACAAGTAATTGATGCCAACAAGCATAAATATTCCATATCAGCGATGTGCAAAATTCTAAATATTTCTCGTCAAACCTACTATTATCAAGCGAAACCGATCGAAAATGAGTCCGACTTAGAAGAGATCGTTCAGGAAGAGTTTATTCGAAACCGAAAGGCTTACGGTACCCGAAAATTGAAGAAGTGTTTAGCAAAGCGTGGGCTTCAACTCAGTCGGCGCCGAATCGGTCGAATCATGAAACGCCGCGGATTGACATCTACCTATACGATCGCTCATTTTAAAGGGCAACGAACAGCTTGTAATGAAGCGAAAACAGCGAATGTATTAGATCGGACCTTTACACAAGAACAGCCATTGGAAGCCATCGTTACGGATCTTACTTATGTTCGCGTGGGGAAAAAGTGGCATTATATCTGCTTAATACTTGATTTGTTTAATCGAGAAATTATTGGTTATTCCTGTGGTGAGAAGAAAGATGCCTCATTGGTAAAAGAAGCCTTTGGACGGATACCGTATTCTTTAACAGACGTCAAGCTTTTTCATACAGACCGGGGAAAGGAATTTGATAACCAAACCATTCATGAGATTCTGAATGGTTTTGGAATTACTCGTTCATTGAGTAGGAAGGGTTGTCCGTATGATAATGCCGTTGTGGAATCAACCTATAAATCTGTCAAAGTAGAATTCGTGCATCAATACCAATTTGAGACACTGGCACAGCTACGTCTAGAATTGTTTGATTATGTGCATTGGTGGAACTATCTACGCTTACATGGCACGTTGGCGTATGAAACACCGATCCAAATTCGACAACAGAGATTGGCGAAGCGAATCCTTGATAATGAGCGCGGATCTGATACCTCTGGAGAGGCAGCGTAATTGAATGATTGTGCTTCTGCCGGAGAAAATCAGATCCGAGGATGCTCATTGTCAAGGGCAATCGTAGCCATAACACCGCAGCATTCACAACACCTTATAATTTTTGTCAAAAAAAGTGTTGCCATTCCACTTTTTTAAATATGCGTTCTCTGCTCTTAAACGAATAACTTCTTCTTCAAGAGACTCATCTTTAAGTTTTTTAGGAATGTTTAGCTTGGAATTCATACTAATTTTTCTGCCCTTTTTTGGCTCTCAAGTGAAGAAGCACCGCCTTCTTCATATTGCTCTATCCATTTACTTAGAGTTCTATTTGAACCGATATTAAATTTTTTAGCAGTTTCTTGGATAGAAAGACCATTTGTTTCCATATATTCTATAACATCAAGTTTAAATTTTGTAGTGTAGCTTTTGCCACCTCCAACCAAGCCTTCCCAACCATGATAGTTATAAATCCTTACCCAATGTCTAACCAGTGTACGATTTATTTGATATTTATGTGCAAGATATTTGTAGCCGCCTTCGTTATTTAAATAGTCTGAAACTACTTTTTTCTTAAAAACAAATGTATATTTCCGCAAAAAAAGCACCCCTTTTAATTAGATTTCTAGTCTAACTTTTGGGGTGCACATCATTTTTGAGGGAAGTACATATAGTTGTTGATATAGTTGCTAATATTGTTAGCTAATTTGTTAGTAAAACTGTATACGAATTTAGATAGTAAAAAAACAGTTTGTTCCTTATATAGAGGCACTTTTACTACTGATTAAATGTCAGATATGCTTACAAATATACTTATAAATATGCTTACAAAATTAGCTAATATTTCCGTTGACAAAGCTTTGTTACTATTGTTAAACTAAATTGACTAGCAAAAGTGAAACATAAATTTATTAAATAAATGTAAAAATTAGGAGAAATCAATGTCTTATAGAGTACAATTAATAATTTCAGAAGATGTAGAAAGTCAGCAATTTGGCACTAATGTTATTAATAAAGTAATTAATCCAGCTCTTTCTATTAATGCGCCTTTAATTCCTACTGCTTTATCATTTTCTGTAACAGCTGTGGTGTCTGAGATAGAGGATACAGAAAAGATAAAAATAGTAGAAATTGAAGTTTTAAACAAGAATGAAAAACAAATTTTTCTACGGGTGAAGTATCGGTAAGCTTGCCTCCTCAAGTTAACGATATAAACTTTAATATAAACGCCAGAAATGTCTTGGTTGAAGAAGCAGGAGAGCATTATGCTGTTGTTAAATTTAATGGAACTGAGATTGGAAGGCAAATCTTTGATATCAAGGTCAACAAACCAGTGGAAAAAAATTAAGGAGACGATACGGATGCTTGATATAGTACCATCAAATACACATCGGAGTGGTAGCTTAATAAATTTTGCTGCGATTTTTGCTTGCGCATCGGTAATTCTAGCATCTCCAGTTGTTGTGGATGCAAGTTCTACTCCGAAAACTAAAAATGATAATCAACTTGTAATTACTACAAAAAATGAGATTAACACAATTTCAAGTAATGATGGCAAAATTTTTGATGTGATAAATACGGTTTTAAAAAGAAAAGCTGAAATCAATATAAAATATGATGAAGATTTAAACTTGTATTTCTTTGTTATCAAAACAACATCTGAATTGTTTTCCTCAGATTACGATGTTTTGGATACTCTCGATAATGTATTATCTGACTATAAATATATGGGGAAATCTGTAGTAGCAACTTTGGGGGAATAA